GAACGCAATGCGAACGCATAGCGAAAGCAATGCTACACAAGACACAAGACACATAACACAAGACACAGAACACAAGAAGAAAGCAACAGTCGTTGCAACGCCTCACGGCGTTTCTGATTCTGTTTGGCAAGACTTTGTAAAGCATCGCAAAGCAAAGAAGGCCCAGGTCACGCAGACCGTCATTGATGGCATCCAGCGCGAGGCAGACAAAGCAGGATGGCCACTTGATGCAGCCCTTCGTGAGTGCATCACCCGCAACTGGCAGTCATTCAAAGCCGACTGGGTGGCCGACAAAAACCTAAGTCAGACCGGCCAAATGAACCAGCGCGTGGCATCAGGCTTGACCCGTGGACTCATCGGAGGTGACAACCATGTCAACCTACTCGGAAACTGATTTCTGCACACCAGACCAAGGGCTGGATTACATCTTCGGCAGGATGATGGCCATCTTTGGTGCAACATTTAACCGACACTTTGATGGCATTGATTCTGGCTTCGTTCGCCAGGAATGGAAGAAGCAGCTCGGATCCTTCCTGACCTACAGGCCGAGCATGGACTTTGCCATCGAGAAGCTGGACGGCGAGTTTGTGCCCAGCGCAATCAAGTTCCGCAACCTTTGCAACACCGGCCCAGCCATTCCCAGGAAACCAGTTATGGCCATCGAAAAGCAACTGACACAAAAAGAGAAAGACGAGATTGAGCGAAACAAAAAAATCGCACTGGCAAAACTTGCAGAACTGCGCAGGCAATACAAGGGCGAGGCATGAAATGCAAACAATGCGAATCATCGAGACAACGGCCAAACAATGGAACGTATTCGTTCAAATGCGTGGAGTGCTGCTCAAGGCTGGTACTCAGCACCAGGCCAGACAAGCGACTGGCTGCATCCATGCTGGCGGCCATCGAGCGCTTCCCAGACAACCCTGGCCGGGATCGCATCTTGGAGTCCGTGCGCCAGGCATTGACGAAACCCCCCTCAGCCTCGACGAGTGCTGGATCGCAGTGAGGAATGGTTTATGAGCAATTTATCTCGAATCGTTGATGAAACAGCAAGGGCGCAAAAACTGCGCGAGTGTTACCTGTGCAAACTAGCCAAAGAACCCAGAGGTGGTGTTGAGGTTCGCCAAAAGTGGCACTGTGCCCAATGCTGGGTGAAGGCAATGCAAAGAGGGCACAAATGAACCGCCTTACCATGACCATGTTTGAGCCAGTCCAGGCCCACAAAGCCCTGACGCAGACAATCTGGCCAGCAATCAAGGCCGCAATCATGGCTGGCCACCGCATTGTTGTAGAGGTCAAGCCAGAAACCCGCACCCTTCCACAGAACGCACGCCTTTGGGCCATGCTGACAGACGTTAGCAAACAGGTGGACTGGTACGGACGCAAGCTCACCCCAGAAAACTGGAAGGATGTGCTCACCGCAGCCTTGACCAAGCAAGACGTTGTTCCAGGCATTGATGGAGGCTTTGTTGTGCTCGGCAAGTCCACCAGCAAGATGACGAAATCTGAAATGGCCGAGCTTCAGGAGTTGATCGAGGCTTTTGGTGCACAGCAGGGCGTGAGATTTACCGCGCCTGAGTACGTTGACCCTGAGACTGGAGAGATCACATGAAACTTACAGAGGCAGACAAGGCAGGCATTTGGGCTTTGGTTTGGCTTTGGATTGCAGGCATCGGCGCATGGTTCACGATTGCTGCGATTGTCTGGGCGCACATCAAAAGGTGGTTTTTATGACACAAGAAGACATCATTGCACTGGCTCGTCAGGCTGGAATTGCAAAACATGGATTGGGTTGGACGTGCTGGGAGGGACAGCTTGAACGCTTTGCCACTCTTGTTGAAGAACGCACACACACCAAGAACAAGGCCCGTTGGTATCAGGAAGGCGTGGAGGCCGAAAGAGAGGCCTGCGCGCAAACCATTGAATCCCTTCCTGGTTGCTCTCAGTATTACCCCCATGTTCCAGACATTATTCGAGAAAGAAGCAGCACATGACAGTAAAAGCGCAAGACCATCCAGATTACGTTGGTGGCTGGATATGGACAAATCTTGAATTAACCTACATCAACTACAAAATCGAAAAAGCAGTTGCTGCTGAGCGAGAGGCCTGCGCAAAACTGGCAGAGGAGCCCTATGAGTTCACCAGCGAAGAAGCCCACAAAATCGCAGCATCCATCCGAGCAAGAGCAAATGACGTCCTCTGACTATTGCAAACGCTGCAACGCACCTAATTCACCGGCAATCAAAGTGCTTGCAAGGTGCGGAACGTGCGCTGTTATCAACGGCAAACTACCACCAACGAAGTTCATGGAGAGAGCAAAGGAAACAAAATGATGACCGTAAAAGACCTCATGAACAACCAGTGCTCGTCGTCACCGGATGGCAAACACTGGGAACCCGCTTTGCCAGAGCCGACGTTGTGGTGGCGCATTAGGTTGCGTGATGCTTGGGCGGTGTGGCAAGGCAAAGCTGTGGCGATCAGACAAACAACCAAAGAAGACATGAGGAAAACAAAATGAGCAAACTCAAAACCCTCACCATACCAAACCACCACAAGGTAAACGCCAAGGCGGTCCTGAATGAGGCCATTGACGAAGAACCGGATACTGCGATCGTGCTTTCATTCTGGTACGACAAAGGCCAATTCAAGATCAAGACATCGTCAACACCGGACCGGCTCACCCTGATCGGGATGCTGGAAGAGGCCAAGGCCAAAGTCATTTCAGATGGGTACGCCTCATGACAACTGCCCACGTTCGATCCATCATGAAGTCGGTCATTGCCGTGGGCTTGGACCCGACTGAAATGCAGTGGTTTGACATTTCAGGTGCCGACCTTTCCACCGGCATCAAGATTGACAATCTGACCACCCACCGGCCACCGTTTGAGAAAAGCCTGGTGCTCTGGGCTGGGCAGACGGCAAACCATCAACACTACGAAATGGAAATGCTTGTCGCTGGGGATGACCCCGAGGAAGGCATTGTCATCGACTTGAGCAAAGGGACTCCCGGAAATTTCACCACGTTTCCACCGATGGTTTACGCCATTGTGGATGGCCAGATCAAGTACGGCCCGGTCGATGAGGGCCAAGACCTGCCCAGAGATGTGGCCGAGATCATGCTGGCCACCATGTCCAAGTGGCTGGAAAGCATGGACACCGGCTGCGAGTGTTATCAGCCAGTGATAACCGACACCTTCACGAACAGGCGCAAAATCGCTGCAGGCAAAACGCCGACCTACGACTGGCACACCGTCAAGATCGGCCCAAAGACCGCCAGAGGCGAATCGAAAGGCGGCACACACGCATCCCCAAGGCTGCACGACCGTCGTGGCCACATTCGCAGACTGGTCAGCGGAAAAAACGTCTGGGTCAAGGCTTGCAAGGTTGGCGATGCCAGCCTGGGCGCTGTGTTCCACGATTATGAGATCAAGGCAAAATGACTAAACAAGCCAAGTGCAAGGTCTGCAAGTGCGCCTACACCAAGACCAGGCCACTGCAAACGGTTTGCAGTTCACCATGCGCCCTTGTGCTGGCCCGCAAAGCCACAGAGAAAGCCCAAGCCAAGGAACAGGCCAAAGATCGCAAGGAAACCCGCCAGAAGCTGGACGCAATGCAAACCAAGCCCCAGCTCACCAAGAAAGCGCAGACAGCCTTCAATTCCTTCATTCGGGCAAGAGATGCGGGTAAACCCTGTATTTCATGCGGAACGCCACTGAGCAACGAGCCGAACACCTACGATGCCGGACACTACCGATCTGTCGGAAGCGCACCGCACATGAGGTTTGTGGAGGACAACTGCCATGGCCAATGCAAGCACTGCAACAACTATTTGGCCGGAAACCATGTGGAATACCGACAGCGTCTGATCGAACGAATCGGCCTCCAAGCCGTGGAACGCATCGAGCGCGATAACACGGTGCGCAAATATTCTCACGAAGGCCTGATCGAACTGGCCAAATACTATCGGGCGGCAACGCTCACAACCAAGAAAGGTAAATCATGAAAGCCATCATCATCCTCGCCATTACCTTGGCCGCAACCATTGCCCAGGCCAACACCGTCACCAGGTGCGTGAAGAACTGGGACGGCAGCGTTACGTGCACCACCACCCGCAACGGAGGGTTTTGATTTTTGGCATTTGTTGAAAATAGTTGCGCCAATGCTTTATAATGGTTGCATGGACGCAGAAAACTGGAAGCAACTACCCGGATTTGAGGCCTATGAGGTCTCAGACCATGGAAATGTGCGGCGCATCAGCCCCGGCAAAGGCACGCGGCCAATGCGCCAGCTGAGGCCATGCCTTGATCATGGTGGCCGCATGGTGTTCAACGCACGCAAGGACGGCAAGGTCAAGCAATGGAAAGTCCACCGCGCTGTGATGCAGGCCTTCTGCGGTGACTGCCCGGAAGGCATGGAGGTTGCGCACTTGGATGGCGACCAGGCCAACAACCGCCTAACCAATTTGGCCTACGCCACGCCAGTCGAGAACAATTCCCACAAAGTCGGCCATGGCACGCAGCCAAAAGGTATGCAGATTTGGTGCTCAAAGCTGACCGAAGATCAAGTGCTGGAAATTCGCGCAAGATCGCCGCAGATCAGCTATGCCAAGTTGGCCACAGAGTACGGCGTCAGCCTCATGACCATCGCGCAAGTGATCACGCGCAAGACTTGGAAGCACGTTTGACCATGACACTTTTCACCGACATTCAACACCGAACACGTGACGATGCAGGATGCGCAGTCTGGCGATTCTCATGCTGCAATGGCCATCCAGCCATGCGCAAAGACGGCAAAACCGTTCTTGTCCGCCGAGCCGTCTGGACTGACGCGCATGGGGAAATCCCTGATGGCAAGATCATCCGCATGACCTGCGAGACACCGAAGTGCATCCATCCTGAGCACATGGAGTTGACGACATACAAGCGACTGGGAAAGCAACTTGGAGCACTTGGCATCATGTCTGGCCCAGTCCGAAGCGCCAAGATCGCCGAGACAAAGCGCAAAAAATACGCGAAACTTACAGCCGAGGCCGTGGACGAAATCAGGACAAGCAACGAGACAGGCCGAGCCATGGCCGCAAAGTACCAGGTGGACGAAAAGCACATAAGCAGAATCCGCTTGAATAAGTGCTGGAAGCAGTTTTCAAACCCATTTGCAGGACTGGCGAGGTAAGTCATGGCCACAAAGAAACCAAAACAGGCGGCAAAGCCCGAGAGAGACAAGGCCGCAATCTGCCAATCCGTTCTGCAAGGGATGAGAGACGGCCTGAGCGCTTTCAAAGCCTGCCAAGCGGCTGGAGTCCCACAGAGCACTTTTAACCGATGGGTAGATGCTGACGCTAAACTTGCGGAAGATTACGCGCACGCGAGAGAAGACCTGATCGAACGCATGGCGAATGAGGTGCTGGAGCTTGCCGACAGCGAGGTTCCAGAGACTGGAGACGGCAAGAAAGACTGGCAAGCCATCCAAAAACACAAACTCCAAGTGGATACCCGTAAATGGCTGCTGTCCAAGCTGGCCCCAAAGAAGTACGGCGACAAGCTGGAAGTCTCTGGCGATCCAGCCAATCCTTTGGTGCAGCGCATTGAGCGAGTGGTGGTGAAGGCGTGACAGTCCTCCAACTTCAGACCCCTGAGTGGGCGCTGCCCCTCATGAACCCCTCGCGCTACAAAGGCGCATGGGGTGGCCGAGGCTCTGGCAAATCCCATATGTTTGCCGAGCTCATGATTGAGGCTCACATCATGGACCAGAAGCGGCGCTCGGTTTGCGTGCGCGAGATCCAGAAGTCGCTTAACCAATCCGTCAAGCGTTTGCTTGAGATCAAGATTGAGGACATGAACGCCGGGGCTTACTTCGAGGTGCAGGATGCCGTCATCAAGTCCAGGAAGGGCGACGGGGCGATCATCTTCCAGGGTATGCAGAACCACACCGCCGACAGCATCAAGTCGCTGGAGGGCTACGACTGCGCCTGGGTGGAAGAAGCCCAAAGCCTCAGCCAAACCAGCCTCGACCTGCTCCGGCCAACCATCCGCAAGCCAGAGTCCGAGCTTTGGTTTACCTGGAACCCACGCCAGGCATCAGATCCGGTCGACCACCTTCTCCGTGGCCCAACGCCACCCAAAGACGCCCAGGTCTTGAAGGTCAACTTCACCGACAATCCGTGGTTTCCAGACGTTCTGCGCGACGAAATGGAATACGACAAACGCCGCGACCCAGACAAATACCAGCACGTTTGGATGGGTGGTTATGTCACCAACAGCAATACCAGAGTGTTCAAAAACTGGAAGGTTGAGGAGTTTGAAGCACCGCCAGACGCCATTCACCGGCTTGGCGCTGACTGGGGTTTCGCCATCGACCCCACCACCTTGGTGCGCTGCCACATCATTGGCCGCACTTTGTACATCGATTACGAAGCCTACATGGTCGGCTGCGAGATCGTGAACACCCCCGAGCTGTTCATGACCGTGCCCGAGGCAGAAAAGTGGCCTATCGTGGCCGACTCAGCCAGGCCAGAGACCATCAGCCACATGAAGCGCAACGGCTTCCCCAAGATCATGACTGCGGTCAAAGGGCCAAGATCAGTGGAGGAAGGCATCGAGTTTCTGAAAAACTACGACATCGTGGTGCACCCCCGCTGCATCCACACCATCGACGAGCTCACCCTCTACAGCTACAAGACCGACCCCCTTACGGGCAAGATCCTGCCGGTGCTGGAGGACAAGAAAAACCACGTAATCGATGCCTTGCGCTACGCCTGCGAAGCCGTCCGCCGTGCTGGTGCATCCAAACCCGCCACCTTCACCCCTTTGCCAAATGTGAAGAAGTGGTGAGACAATCGCACAAATTGAGGAAATCCCCATGGCCCGAATGAGCAACGACCAAAGCCTCGCCAACCTGCACGCCGAAGCCTTGGCGCAGTTTGATGACGTACAAACAGCCCTCCGAGACGAGCGCCTGCAATGCCTCCAAGACCGGCGCTTCTACTCGCTGGCAGGCAGCCAGTGGGAAGGCCCACTTTGGGACTTGTACGAGAACAAGCCCAAGTTCGAGGTCAACAAGATCATGCTCTCGGTGATTCGCATCATCAACGAGTACCGCAACAACCGCATTACGGTGGACTACGTGTCCAAGGATGGCCAGGAAAACGACAAGCTGGCCGAGGTTTGCGACGGTCTGTATCGTGCAGACGAGCAGGCATCCGTCGCAGATGAGGCCTACGACAACGCTTTTGAGGAAGCAGTCGGCGGCGGCATCGGCGCATGGCGTTTGCGCACAGTCTACGAAGATGAGGAGAACGACGAGGATGACCGCCAGCGCATCAGGATCGAACCCATCTTCGACGCTGACAGCTCGGTATTCTTCGACCTCGGGGCCAAGCGCCAGGACAAGTCCGACGCCAAGTATTGCTACGTCGTCACCAGCATGACCCGCCAGGCCTACAAAGACACCTGGGGCGACGATCCAACCGACTGGCCCAAGATCATCCACCAGTACGAATTTGACTGGTGCACCCCTGATGTGGTCTATGTGGCCGAGTACTACAAGGTCGAGGAAAAGACCGAGACTATCCGCATCTTCCAAAACATCGCAGGCGAGGAAGAACGCTACACCCCAGCCGACTTTGCCAACGACGAGACACTGGAAGAAACCCTCGCGGCCATCGGCACAGTCGAGATCCGCCAGAAGCGAGTCAAGCGCAAGCGCGTGCATAAGTACATCATGTCCGGCGGTCGCGTCCTTGAGGATGCAGGTTACATCGCAGGCAAGTGCATCCCGATCGTGGTCGTGTACGGCAAGCGCTGGTTTGTCGACAACATCGAGCGCTGCATGGGCCATGTGCGCCTGGCCAAAGACGCCCAGCGCCTCAAGAATATGCAGTTGTCCAAGCTGGGCGAGATCTCAGCCCTGTCATCGGTCGAAAAGCCGATCCTGACCCCAGAGCAGGTCGCAGGCCACCAGGTCATGTGGTCAGAGGACAACCTCAAAGACTACCCGTATCTGCTCATCAACCCGATCACCGACCAGAACGGCAACCAGGCCGTGTCGGGCCCAGTCGCCTACACCCGCGCCCCGAATATCCCACCGGCCATGGCCGCGCTCTTGCAGATCACCGAGACCGACATGCAGGAGATCTTGGGCAATCCCCAGGGCGCCGACAAGATGGTCAGCGGTATGTCAGGCAAAGCCGTGGAGATGATCCAAACTCGTGTCGACATGCAGGCCTTCATCTACATGAGCAATTTTGCCAAGGGCATGAAGCGCTGCGGCGAGATCTGGCTTTCCATGGCCAAAGAGGTCTACATCGAGGACAAGCGCAAGATGAAGACCATCGCACCCACAGGCGAGGCTGGAATGGTCGAACTTATGCAGCCATCCATCGACCAGGAAACAGGCGAAGTCGTCATGCAAAACGACCTCAGCGCCGCCACCTTTGACGTCGTGGCCGAGGTTGGACCATCCAGCACCAGCAAGCGCGAGGCTACCGTTCGTGCCCTGACTGGGATGCTCCAGATCACCAACGACCCAGAGACTGCCCAGGTCATCACAGCCATGGCCATGATGAACATGGAAGGCGAGGGCATTGGCGACGCAAATGCCTACTTCCGCAAGAAGCTCCTGCGTATGGGCGTGGTCAAACCCACAGATGCAGAAGCCGAAGAACTCATGGCCGAGATGCAAGGCCAGCCGCAAGACCCCAACGCGATGTACCTGCAAGCCGCAGCCGAGGAAGCCACAGCCAAAGCAGCCCAGGCTCGGGCCAACACTGTCAAGACCGTGGCCGACGCAGAACTCAGCCGGGCCAAAACTGTCCAAACCCTCAGCGACATTGACATGGAATCCCAAGACCATGCGCTCAACATGGCCCAGCAAATCGGCGGCATGGTCCAGCAAGAAGTTCAACCAGTTGTCAATCAACCCACAATTGAGTGACAATTACGCACACGGTATCCACCCAGCCGTTTTAATGGGTGAGTTTCACAGGGTCAACGATGAACACAAAGGCAGATCAGGAGATCGACACCACAGACGACGACACCGCAGTCCTTGAGGACGAGGCCACCGAGCAACCCGAAGCGCAAGCCGAAGGCGATCAGGTCGAGACCCCAGAAGACGA